AGCATTAATACCATTATTATCTAATCCATAAATCTCTCTGTTACTCAAATTAGTACGTGATGGATTTTTTCCGGTAGTTCCGGGACTAGTTTGAATATAGAACTTATTAGGTTGAGATACGTTGAATGTATATGTACCGCCACGTAATAATGTTATGATTGGGTTACTACCCAAGCTGACATCATTTGCTGAAATTTGATAATTAATTGATTGGTTTATAACTACGTAATCAAGTTTGTTGTACAATAAACTTGTTTTAACATCTACTACATCAGGACCATCAGGTAACCAATAGTATTGACTAAAGTTAACTAACTTGTCCAAGTCTACAAAACTATCCCATGAATAGAATTGATTTGCAAATAGTTTAGAATGATTAATTACGGAACCGTTCTCAGCGACTAACGCATCAACTAATCCGGGGTATGTTAAAAAGTCAACCGCGGTGCTAGTATTAGTTTTAGTGAAAACTACTCCCGGTTCAAACTGATATTGTTGTCTACTATTGTTTGGTTCTACAATATAACTATCACTAGCAGTTAATCCATATTCAAACTTACGACCAATATAACCCTCAATCTTATCTAATTTAGGAGGTGTAACCAATTGGTCTAATGTTGCACCTAAAAATTGACTATTAGATTCTGTTCTAAAAATCTCAGGAAGAAAATCAAGTGTTCTAACTCTTGTTGCCATTATTATTATCCGCTAATTGTTTGGAATTCATTCGCTGTAAGTGAAGTAATTACCTGTATATCTGATACTTGTAATGCGCTTACAAATATTTCGTTCGGTGCGCTACGTATTTCATATAAATCACCAAATTTTAATGTAGGGTCTTTTGGGATCAATATTGCTGACCCTATCAAGTTCCCCAATTCACTGTGTAAATAAGCACTTAATTCGCTGAAATAAAACGTATCTCCAAAGTCCCAATTGCTTATATCAAAATATTTGTTAATTGAATTTACTACAGCAATACTTATCTCACTCTCACTTGCTGTGGTTTTACTTTCTTTAATAACTTTAATAATAGCCTGTAATTGAGGGTCAGCTTTTGAACCAAACAATGGTTTAAACTTAACACTATTTAAAATAACGCTATCACTTAGCATTTTATAATCTTCAATCTTACCATAAGATTGTGACAATTCATTAATTGTAGGTGATTCAGGTTCAGCTACTTTACTTGTAGTATCTGTAATCCATTGACGATATTGCGTGTAGTAAGATTGAGTAACCAAATACATGTCAATAATATTAGTGGTTGCTGGATTAATTCTACCTGTATTACTGCTGTTGTGCTTATATTGAAAGTATAAACCTTGTCTACCAGTAAATGTACTGATGTTAGTCACTACATTTATTTTTAATATATTTGCAGAAGTAGTATCCGGAACTGATTGATAAAATACGTTTTCATCAGTTGCATAAAACTTCTGTCCTATTGGATATTCATATTTTACTGATTGAACTTGAATTAAGTTATTAAATATTGTCACAATTTCTGTGCTAGGAATTATTCTATACTTGTTTAATAAATTGTTATCAATAATTTTTTCAACAAAAACAAAGTTTTTAATTCCTTGATTATAACCAGTAACATAACCAAAGAAGTCTGGCGTACTAATAATTTTATTATTTGCAGGATCAATTACACTTACTTCAACTGAATAATCATCGACATACCCGTCAGATTCTACTGGTTGACCAACAACAGCAAGAGTAACATCATCGCCAAAGCTAGCGTTTGATCCAGGCAATGTGTTTGTTTTTAATACTTTAACTGTGTCATATAATGATTTACCTGATAGCGGATCATAAATGATTTTACTTCTATCAAAAGAGAAACGTGTATCATTTGCGCTACCAAAGTAATAAGCTAATGCTTTATTAGTTACAGAATAGACACCGTCACCCAAACTTTTAAAGTTAACTATGAAATTAGTTGCATCATAATCAGATATGGACCAGCGTCTTGTATCTGCTAATGATAATGAATTGTCGTAATTTAACGAGAAGCTTTGGTTGTTTGTACAGCGGGCAATAGCATTTTGAATAATAGCACTTGGTACAATGTTATCAAATACAGGAATAATAATTGATACTAAAGCACCTGTTGGTATATTATGACTTAATGTTACTGGACCTAAACCATTATATAGATTACCCACTCCACCATTATTCCCGTCATTAACTACGTTAACTACGGAAGTCCAAATATATGTTAAGTCTCCTGGAGTCGCTAATTTTGGTACTAATCTATTGTTTTGAAAGACAAATCCCCCCGGTGCTACAAACTTAATCATTGCACCAGTTGTACAATATTTCATACTAGTTGCATTGTATATACCTATTGGGATTGAGGTGTTCAAGCTTACTGAGTTAAAGTAGCCAGTGATATTGGTTGAATTAAAAGACGTTTGCCTCCAAGAAATATCAGTTACTGTATATCTAGGTGCACTGTTAACATAGTATTGTTGTATTCTGCGGCCAGATAATATAGATAATAACTTGTTGGTTAAAAAACTAATAACGCTAGTAGTTCCGCGGTCTAGATTAAGTGTTTGAAATTCATCGTCTTGTTTAAAATACAATGCGCCATCTTCAGCAAATGAATTAACACTTGAATATTTTGCAGTTGGGTCAAGTAAATCAAAATTACGACTTACACCAATACTACTACGATTCAGTGCTTTACTTTTTAATACGCTACTATATAAAGTCTTTGGGAATACATTGTAATCTTCACCATTAACCATGCGATTCTGTGTATAGAATCTTGTAGGGGCACGTAATTTAATATCAGCAATGCTTTCACGTGCTTGTGCATTATTAACCGGTTGTGTTAATTGTAACGTTACTGTCAATGTTTCAATACGTGCAGTTTTACTTACATAGCTGAAAGAAACAGTTGTGCCTTGAATTTCACTTGGATCAATGTTATATTGTAGTGCATTACTTGTTCTGTAGTATGCTCTGAAATTGCCAATTGGTATTTCCGCGAACACACCGTCACCAAATACATAACTTACTTGGTCATTAAAACGTGAGTCAACCGAGAAAATATTCATTTCAGTTAATGAATTATTATAGATGTTGTCTACTTGAATCCACTCAGTTAACTCTTCGGTTACTGGATCTACTTTGAATAACCAAGTATCAGCATCGTTAATACCTTCAATATTAATGTCTACTACTTGATTAGATATCTTTTGTGACAATGAAAATGATTGACTTCTTAATGTACCCTGTTTAAAATACATAAAGAATCCGGTGTTAGCACTACCATAACCTAAATTGTCATTTCTGTACAGTATGTTAAATATTCCATTTGCTTTAGGAGACAATTCATAAACATAATCTTCACCTGCGCTACTTGAACTTACTAACTCAAAACTCATACTGTTACCGTTGATGTTTTGAGTAAATCCAACAGCAGGTAAAACATTGTTAGGAATCTTTAAACTGTACTCGCTAGTCTTTACACCCAAAACTGTTTGAGTATTACCCGGGCGACCGATACGCTGAGATGTAACTAATGCCGCATTTAAAATAGTGTTGAACTGTTCTTGCCAATTAGTATTTGACGGATCATTCCAAATTACAGTAGTTCCACTGAGATTTTCTCCGTTAATATCATTTACATTTTCAGTTGTATTGATGCTGACTACTTTTAAAAATCCTTGTGCAGATAAATTACGCTTTGGACTATATCCAACTAGGTTAGCCAATTTAATAACGCTATCGCGGCGTTCTGCGGTGTCGATAAAGTTTTCACGTGTATTCAGGTCATCACGGAAGCTTAGGCTTTGTCCCATGAATGCTATCAAGTCTAATAATGCAACGTATTCACTGGATTCAACATAGTCGTTGAATGTTTCAGGATAGTATGTTTTTAGATAGTCTACGAATGATTTACGTAGGGTTTCATAGTCATAGCTTTGAAAATCAGCTTGACTAAAGGTTTTATATATGGTTTTCCAGTCATTGGTACCAAATATTGTTGATTGTCTTGAACTTGTGGCCATAAGTTTAGTATCTCTTTAGTATATTTATCGTTCTAAAAATACCGGTTTTTAACCCAATGATGCAGTGTTTGTCTCTTGATTGAATAATACTGCTATTTCTCTGACTAAGTTTTGCGGGGCAACTGCTAACTCAATTGCGGCTACGATTCCGTTATCTTTGGAATATACTTCCACACTATTTAGAATAATTCTAGGATCAGCCCTAGCCACACGAATTAGTTCTTCTTTAAGTTGCGAAACTGTTTCAGCATCATTGGGCTCGAAGATAAAATTCCATAGATTTGTACCATATGATGGCTTGCCGGGCTTAGAACCCTGTGGTATATTCAATGCATTTAAAAAATCTAATATTACAGATTCATCATCAGTAACTGTATATTTTTTAGATGATACAGCAGCTTTACCGACATTGGTGGTATAGTCAACTAGTCCCGTAGGGATGTTAATTGATTTAGTAGCGTTGACATTTTGAGTGGAAAACCCTTTATATATTGCCATTTTTATCCTTTAGTTAAGTTGTACATTTCTCCACGAATTTCTTCAATTCGTATCAAGCAATCTTTGTAGTTTTGCAATGCAGTAGCATACTCGGCACTATTGACTCCGGATTTCTTTTCTGCTTTAATTTTTTCAGTTTGCAGGTCCCATTTTTTGTTCTTATCTAAATCATCTAATTCTTTTTTCAGTACGTCATACTGCTTAATTGCATCAGGACTTAGTGGCTGCACATTTAGCGCACCGCCTGAAGTAATAGGTAATGCAATACCCGGACCTAATAATGATGCGGCTGCTGAATTCATACTAGTTCTGTCTACAGTGTCTACTGCAAATGTAGGTAATATAGTAGTGTTTTCTCCACCTTTTGGTATTGCATCTAAGTTTAGTTTAGAACTTCCTGCATTTGCTTTATTTACAAATGAACCTAACGATGCAATTCCGTCTTTAAATGCACCAAGTCCCATACCCGGTGGAACTACGCTTGCCGCAGTTGTTCCTGTAGGAACTTTTGGTGCTGAAACACCCTTCATAGGATTTTTAGGGAGTGTAGGTGGTAATGATGAAGTACTTGGCATTCCAGACAATGCTGACAAATCAGGTGCTCCACTTGCTAATGATTTTAAATTATTTGTTACAGCTCCAACTGAATCAATTCCGATATTTGAGGCTGCGCTAGTCATCGCATCTACACCAGTTAAAGTAGATAGTGCATTCTTAGCAGAACTACTAACACTACTAGGTGTCACACCAGATAAAGGACTACCTGAAGAAGGGCTAACTGATGCTGCCATTGTTTTTACATCAGGGGCTCCTCCTACTTTATCTTTTAAAGCACTGACTGCTTGACTAACAGACGCAGGTGGTTTATAACTTGGGTCGCTGGCTGCAGCCGCTACTGTTAGATTAACTGGTTTGTTAGCTTCTAATTTTTTGAATACTGATTTAACTGCATCAAATCCTTTCGCAGCCGCAGATTTTGCACTATCAACTGCCGAAGTAACACCTGCTTTAATTGAATCACCCAGCGAGTTTGAAGATTTTGATCCCATTGAGGCTGCGAAATTACCTTCACTTATACTTGCTCCAATATTTGATTTTATACCACTCATTGGGTTCGTAACAGTTGCTCCCGAAGTACTAGGTAAGTTAGAACTAATTCCTTTTACATAATTTGTTGTTGCAGTTACACCATTGGTGGCTGCA